AAAGCTGCCGTCGAGTCAGCAATTCCGGCAGAAAAGTTCGGAGAGCCTTTGTATCTGTGGGCAAACTGTGCGGCCGTGAATTCACGAAATGCGGCTGCCGCACCAAGCGCCGCAACGCCAACTGCAGCAACAGCTCCAGCTAGGGCTTGCATAGTAAAGTTATAGGTTTTTACCAAGAACCTTCCCGTAGCAAAAAGAAGATTCACCGAAGCCAAAGCAGCCGCAGTAATCACAAACTCTATGCCCATCGCTATGATGGTGAACATCAACGTTCGGGCAATTTTCTGAAACATCATTGCCGCCGACGACGCTTGGCCGAGTGATTTTTTTAGTTTTTGACCGGCCGAAGCGGCTCCCGTGAGGCTCGCCGCAGTTTTGTTGGTGTCACCCTGAAGAACCCGCTGCGACGCGGCAGTTCGTTTTTGTGACTTATTGAGACTGGCTAGGGCAGCCTGCACAGCAGCAATCGACGCGAGGTCCTTGACATCTATGTCAATTACTATGGATACGCGTTCGTCAGCCACCCAAAACCCCAACTACTTGTAAATTCGGGCTAATAACCCCGTGATTCGCGTTCGGCATCCTGTCGATCCGCTTCAATAACTTTACCACAGGCCACCAAAATCATCCATTCGTCAATATGGACGTTTAATAAATCTAGTGGATTAGTCCCAAACACTTCGGCCAACCGTGCCGCCGTTATGACACGGTTGTCTTCTGCGAGATCGTCTAGGACTGAATCGTAGGGTTTTCGGTGCTCTCCACGGAGTCGCCGTAACCTGCGGCATCAATAATTGCCAGCGCCGCAGCCTCAACATGCGGGTCAAGGCCGAAGAAAGCCTGGACAGCATCTGGAATTGCGCGTTTTGTTCCAGTCATTTCAAGAACTGATGGTGAAGCAAATCCCAAAGACTTGCCGTCTTCGTAAACTTCTTCTCCGTTGAAAAAAATACCGGAAGTTGTGTGACCGATCACGGTGCACGCAAACTTCGTTGCGTCAATGCCGTTCTTTGACTCTGAACCGCAGTTCTTCTGCCACGCTTTGATTTGATTCTGCGTGATGTTCGGACTGATCAGGATCTGAACTCCTGGCCGTTCTGGAACATTGATGAAGATCGGCTTGCGCTTTACTTTCTTGGCAATCACATTTTTGAGCTGCCCAAGAATGTTCTCGTCAGAAAACTCCGGCGTTGGCTCTTGTTCGATTTCATAGATGTTGTTGTCGGTCATGGCGGAAACCCTAGCAGGCCACTAGCCCCAACGGTGACACCACCCAAAGCGGTGTCAACTAATTATTAGGCTTGTGTCGGCTCGCCGCTGACGGCAAACGTCAAAGCAAACGTTGCGGGGGCCCCCGACGACGAATCTCCATCCGGCTCAGTCAAGCCCACCAAAAGAGCCTTGGAGTAGACGCGCTCAGACTGGTTGTTCTTCAAATCGCAGTCCGTGTCATATACCTTCACCTCGTAATAGGCGCGTCCGACAACTTTGCGAAGGTCTTTCAGGGTCGTTCTTTCATCGCTTGAGTAGTGACGTGTCAGTGTTACGTCACCCACCTCGGATGGGGCGCAAAGAACTTCCGGAAATTTCTCTCCACCAACATAGATCTTTTCGACAGCGGCGGTGATTTCACCACCGGAAATCTGTGCAAAAAATCCAGTCAATGTTGGGCCTACTACCGCCTGCCCGGAAACGGGAGTGATCTCCGCGAAGATTTGGCGTTGCGCAAGTTTTTTTGACATTACTTATCCTCCGTATTGACTAGACGAGAGACGCCGTGAGGTTGGATTTGACGATCTCGACCTCGATCGTTTCGCCGATCGAAGAGATTCTGGCACCTACTCGCGCCTTGATTGTTCCGTCAGCCAGCTGACTTACCGGATTGAGAGAGTCGTTGACGACAATTGAATAACCCGGGTCGACAATCCTGCCATTTGTATCTACTGCTTCATACACCCCACCGGCCTGACGGATTCTATCCATGATGGCTGTGAGCGTAGAAGCGATTCTTGCAAACAGCGCGCGTCGTCCGTCAATCGGCTGGAATACGAGAGCCTCAAGTGATTGTTTCGACTCGTAGACAATGTAGTTCAGCGTCTCGCGGCCGTTGATAAAACGGAAGTTGGCGGTGTCATCGGAAATTGAACGCGCACCATATATGCGAGTCGTTCCGTTCACGAGTTTGATTGGGTTCACGGCCGCGTCCACAAGGGTGTTCTCTTGCGACGCGGACAAGATTGTGTACGGCAGCATTACAAATCGAGCCTCGGTTGACGCACCGGCGTACGCCGACCACGGACCAGATTCGTTTTGAACTTTCGCGCGCTTTGCGGCAACGAAGCCCTCGCACGGAATCACCGATGTCAATGATCCGTTGGGAACTTTGACCCACGGATAATAGAACGCTGCATATTCAGAATATGCAACATTCGCGTACCCTTGCGCTGTTGATGCAACGGTGCTGACCGAATCATCGCGGTCGAAACCGAGAAGAGCAATTCTTCCGTAAGCGGCTGCGTGTGTAATCAGCTGGTCGTAGTTGTCCGAGTTATAGAAACCAGGCGCAGAGACGGCACCGGGCCCATATGAATCAATGAAGAAAGCAAGCGCCTCTGCGAGGTCGCTGTCATCGATCGCGCCGCCATCGCTACCGCCTGAAAAGTTTGTGGCCGCGAGCGTGACTGGCAAACCGGGGTTCGCGCCAACAGCTGCCACCACATAAAGACCGGCGAGTGCAGATCCGTTGATTTCATCAACGGCGTCAGACACTGACGTGTGTGTCGCCGAGGTGAAAACTGGTTCAGTTCCAATAAAAATCTTAACGCTGAAAGCAGACCCAGTATTTACAACTGCAGCCTTGAGGCCACCGGCATTTGCCCATGTGCCCTCTCCAGACGCAGTAAGAACCATGCATGAGTCGGCAGTCGCGTTGTCAAGTTCGAGTGTTGCCGACACGGCATCATCTGGGATCACGCGAGAAACGAAAGCGCGCGCACCACCCTCTTCAAAAAATGATCGCAGAGTCTGATGAACCCAACCACTCGATGTGTATCCGCCATAGACGGTCTCATACTCGGCGATGCTGGTAACAGCGACTGCTTTTCCTTCCGGACCCCTTGTGGTTACACCAGCAACAAAGAAGGTCGCGGTCGGCGTCACTTGCGCATTGGTCGGGCCCGTGCGGACCGCTGTCGTTACAACTACACCTGGCATTTTGTTCCTCCAAAACCTAGGAGATCAGCTACGAATATGAGCTACTGCGATTATAGTGAACTTTCGTCCACATTTGGCGCAAGTTGATGCTGCTCCACAATCATAGGTATTTCTGTGATCGTTTCTGCAACTTCGACGGGTTCTGGTTCAGCCGCTGGCTCTGAATCAATTACCACGTCAACCTTTGTGTCCCCGACTACATCCCAGTCCTTGACCTCCGCGGGCTCTTGGGCCTTTTTCTTCCTGGGTTTCTTCGCGGTTGTTGCCGATGACGAAGATGTGGTAGGTGGAACAACTGCAATTCTTTTCAATTTCAAATTGTGCTGGACAATTGGGTCGTTTTCAGAGACAATGGCCAAACCATCTGGCTTGACTAAACGACCGGGCGTGCCAACGCGGAATAGTCTTCCGGTGATGTTTCTTACCATAATCTGCCCCCCCTGGACATCAGAGTGGGCTTCGTCAAGGACTGACTTAAAAAAATACATGTTTTGATTATACCTGGAAGGTTTCTGTCAGAGCAGCAGGAACGACTTCAAGTTCATACTCTTCAAATGTTCCGACCGGTGCTCTTGTGATGGCTTCTTCCATTACGACGTTGTAACCGATAAAAGCTCCGGCCAAAACCCTGTCGCCCTTTAGCAATGTCAAATCTGAATATTCTTCGGTTAAGGTACTTTCTTCAACTCTTGCATCTCTTGTCGTGTCATGCCTATTGAAACATGGATAGTCGAGGAGCGCCGATCGCACGACAGCAGTCAACCGATCTCGCATAAGTGTTGCTTGCTCCGAATCGCCTCCACGTGCCCAGATATACGTTCGAAGCGAATAGGTGACGTTATATACGGGGTCAAAACCCAATTCATGACCAAATCTTGAAAAAGAACCTGCATTTATGGCGACCGTAATGATCGTCGGCCATGTGTCGAGGGCGAGGGGTTCGTAGCTCAAATAAAGTTCCGGATTGGGAAGGGTATTGTCATCCAGGTTCCAACCGTTTCTATAGCGAACCAATCTTATCGGCATGTCGTCTTCAAGAAACGTCGTTACATAGTTTTTGGCGTAATGGGCGCCATACATCAATTCGTTCGGCATGGTTCACTCGGCGGCAATGTACTTGACGGCATCATTTGCCGTGCTCTTGGCGAATCCGGCCGGTTCAAAAATGATTTTTCTTTTCGGCATTTTTCTTGTTCCGTATTGGTGAAACTTTGCGTACTCAACGTTGGTGCCGAATTCCGCTTTTGTGGGAGAAATAGACGAAATGCCACTCGTCATGGTTGTGACACTCCTGAACAATTTTCCATTCCCGATCAGGGTTGTTCTTCCGGGAAACTTTGTCGCTTTGAATGCTGCATACTGTGGGTCTAGCGGAGCCCAACCGCCAACAGGCAATCCGTTCGATGCGAAGTTGGCCGCATTGGAAAGTTGGATTTGTTTTTTTGCTTTTATAAAAATTGGCTCGAATGTTTTTGAGCGCACAATCATTCCGGCAAAACGAGCCTGAGCTTTGGCAACTCCTTTTACCTGAATGTCAATGTCAACTCTCACGCTATTCTCCTGCGTCGATGAATTTTCAAAACAGACAATTCCTTTTCCAAAAATCCAGTTTCTGCCACGGCAACGTTTCGTGGATTGAGATCCTTTACGCCGACGACGTCATCGTGCATGTTTTGCATTTCGCGTGTGGCCGCACGAAGAATCATCAACTTCATCGTCGGGATTGTCTCTCCGGAGATCCCACCAGTGTAAGTAACGGTCAAAATGTCATTCGGTAATCCGCCAAAAACTTCCAAACCCCAACGATGAACGACGTATCCGGTTCCGACGGCTGTGGCTTTCCCCCCGGAAACATAAGCAGGTAAAGCTGCCTCGGTCCACTTCTTTACCATAAAAGTTGTTGAAGTGACGTCAAGTATTTCTGCGGCCGACACATTGTACTGTTCGGGGGTTACGTCTTTCAGAGAAACCCTTTGGCCAACAGTGAACTTATGTGCAGATGGGGTGGTAAAAGTTACGTGGTTAGTCGAATAGATGATTATGTCGGTTGATTCAGCGCCGGAAATGGTCGATTCTCGTCTCACCGCTTCGCCAAGGTATGTCTGACTGGATATCGAAGATGAGTGAACACTCTTCACTGACACAACTGGAGAATTGCGCAAAGGTAGATGAATGCCGGGCATTACATACTCGACTGTTGCATCCGTTGTGCTTTGCTCTCGCTCATAAAAGAAACTTGTCTGAGGCATTGCGTAAAACGAAGCTGGAACCACGTGCTGCTCTTCGTATTCCTGCAACTCGATCGGTCTTCCCAGGTACGACTCCATTTCGCTCTGAAGCCCGGCGAGAACAAGTTCAGCAGCGTCAATCTGACGATTGGTGAACGTGACGTCCATGTATGTTCTCAATTCGGCAACAGAAACCAACATCTAATTCTCCAATTGTGGATTAGGCCGAAACGCCACCAAGAAGGCGACTCCTTCTTTCGCGAAGGAGGGCCCTGCCCTGGCCGGCAGCAGTTCTTCGCCTACCAGCCCTTTGCAAACGGTCTGCTCCTCGTCTTAGCGCATAGGCAGCGGCACGACGCCACCATCTTGGGCGCCTTCCCGCGGGAATTGCACCAGGCGGTGGGGGGGGAAGCGGCTCTTCATCAGGGGTTTTGTTGGGTACGACCATACGGTAAAGCCTTTCTGGCTACACAAATTCTAACACTGACAAGACCCTTGCGGGATTCACCTGTCGGCGTTTGGCGGTTTCTCTATTTCGACTTTTTGGGGAACCGCCCCAGCGGGCGCTTCGATCGGAACCCACGCTCTGGAATAAGTATGTTCGGAGAGTTTTTTGCCCTTCAAAAGTGTTCCGTCAAGCAATAGATAAAACTCCTGAGAGGTCATCATTAGTTTTTTTTGGATATCGGCGTCTTCGTACTTGCGCGAGTAAACGATTGAACGTAAGAGATTCGATAGTTTTTTGGCTACCAGCGAACCCTTTGGCCTGTTCAGTTGGATATGCATCAGCATTGCGTCGATTTCTGAAACGTCCACGAGAATGCACGGGATACGACCACCATCACGCTCGATTATTTCTTGAGTGTTTTGAGCGCAAACCCAACGATGAAAACCGTCGATTATTTCCATCGTGGAAGACGAAACGACGATTGGGTAGAGCCAGCCGTGTTGAATGATCGAGTCTGCTAAAACTTTCATTTCCGGCGACTGAACGTAATTGGATCGCCAGGGAGCCGGTTTGAGATTTTCTATCTTCAGAGTTTGAATTTGCACTTCACACCTGAACTCTGACATTTGCATTGAGCGTTCGTAGTGCGTCAATCGATGTGCGCAGAGACAGAAGTTTTTCGCGTTTTGACTTCAGTAATCCTTCGGCAATTTTGCAGTCATAGTCGAAGTCGGCCATCTTGTAGTCCGCCCAAGCTTCACGTTCTTTGATTGAACCCTTGGCCGACAAATATTCTTTTGCCCAGTTTGCTTTGTGTAAGGCGTCCTTTTTGGCATGGTCTTCCGCGATTTTCTCAAAAGCTTCAGTTTCTTGTTCCAGTATGCCCAGCAGGCGAAGCAGTTCATGTTCTATTTCAACTTGACTTATTGGTGCGGTTCGATCAAATGCCATCGGTATTCTCCTTTATTTTATATTCTACGGTTTCCAGGGCGGCAAGTTGTTTTTCGGAGAGGTTCAAATTTCTTTTACCTAAAAGATGTTGCAGCATTTGCTCCAAAATCCAGGCGTCGCAGACGTCATCCAGGCCGGGCTGATCCGGGATGGAGGTCATTTGCAATACGGCGAGAACAACGTCTTCCTTCGAAGCGTTTCCCCGGCCAGTCGCAAATTTCGCCCTATTGGACGGGGGAATAATGACCACTGATATTCCCGCCTCAGCAAGGGCCACTTTGATCACGCCGCCCAACTCGCCGATTGAATGCGCATGGGAAAACCTGGACGCGTATGAATAGCCCTCCAACGCGACAATCTCAACAGATTTTTCTTTCAATTGCGACATGATCCGGTCGCGAATTTCTATCAATCGAGACTCACCCCTTAGTTTTGACCTTATCGAAAAGAGTTGACCCGAAATTGATAAACCGGTGGACGTCAGGGAGAGATCTATTCCGGCAGTGTTCATGTGGGAAAACTACCATGCTGTAGTAACACGGATCTAGGCCCATCCGTGTTGCGACAGGCCGAGATCGAAGGCGAGAGCCGGATGATTTCCGATTCTTCTATGGCACGGACGGCATACGCATATCAAGTTGCTTGCATCAAGAATTGATCCACCCTGCGATCTTCGCTTTAGCTCGTGGACGTCGACGCTTGCATTCCGCGAATAGGTCACAAGGCCGTCATGTTTTGCAAACACCGGACACGCCTCACACCATGGCCTTTCCCGCATAAGCAGGGAGACTATTTTTCTGCGCTCGACGTATTCTTTTTGTTTTTTCCTAGAGCGTCGGCGCATGGTCGCTGAACTCGAGCAAATCTTCTTCCTTTAGATCGTCAAAGGACCAGATTCCCTCAAGTGCTTTGTAAAGGGCGCGATCAAGCGGTGTTTGTTCTATTCCGTAGAGCTGACCCATGGACATGTGCTTGCGAACGGCCCTATGAACGATTGAATCGCCATCCTGGGCGACGCTGTTATTTACCTTGCCAGACATGACAACGTCGGCGAGTTTTTTCACGACATAGAACCTGAAGCGTTCAATTTTTTGTTTTTTGGCGTCGTAATGGGAGATCGCCTGGGTCAACAGCTCAGCCCCAGCATCTCCAATTTGGGAATACCTGTCCGAATCGGATTGAGCATCAAGGTTTATTTGATTTATCTGTTCATCGAGATTGCGAATCAATGCATTCAGTGCGCGTTGCCAACGGTAACTGTTTTCCGGCAATTCGAGGTACTTGTTTTGCGCCGTGGTCGTTCTGTTTTTGATGTTGTCGGCCACGAGCCTGGCAAATGTTTCGTCGTTGATGATCATGCTTGCCGCCTCCTTATGTCTTTGACGTAGTGAGTGCAACCATTATATTTGAAAAAACACCAGTCGCATAACTTTGATGGAATTGCTTCCCAATATTCTTCTTTGAATGCGGCCTGAATTTTTGAATTGACGTTCACGACCGTTTCGATTGTTTCAGCGCACAGTTCTGGAGTCGGTTCCAATTGTCGACGTTCGCCATCTTTCAAATACAAAAGTTCAACTACGGGGTCAATCAACTGTTTTCCCTGGGAGAGACAAATAAAATACAGTAGAGGTTGAAAATACTTATCTTTCATGAAAGCAGGGCGAGGCGTCTTTCCGGTCTTGTAGTCGGAGATTGTGTCGCGGCCATCAATCGTCGCCAATCTGTCGATAAAGCCCTTGATCGGAATACCCTCGATTTCTGCGTTGAGTTCTAGTTCGATTCCTTTGACATTTATCAAGTTTGGATCTTCAAGCTTGAAAACGTTTTCTATGCACCACCAGGCATTCCATCTGAATTGTTGCAAAGACATACCCCGCAGGTGCGGAGCAACCGTGTGTTTCCAATCACCGGATTCCCAAACATCCGAAGAGATCACTCTGACCGTTGTGATGTCACGCGGTATGTTGGACTCAATGGCGTAAAAAATCTCCATGACTTCGTGCACAAAATTTCCCAACAGGGTTTCCCGTGTTGGGGGTTCTTTTATTTGATCGACGCGCGAAAGCTTGTACTTGAGGGGGCACTGCTCAAACGTGGTTATGGATGAAGCAGACAAATACTCCGGAAGCTGGGACAAATTATTCGACAACCTGTCCACCGAATTGGATTCGGATTGCCTCGGCGGCCAGGAAGTCGATTTCCTCCTCCGTCGCAGTCGTCGCTGTCGGCGTTGGGGCATTGTCGCTGTACTCGGCCCATACTGTCTTGAGTTCTTCTTTTTGCTCCGGCGTCAGCTTTTTGCTGATGACCATGAAAGCGGACCATTTTGCCGAGTTGTCCAGCGGTGGTTGGTTCTGTTCGGTTGCCACTCGGATTCCATCGGTTGCCGCTTCGATTTCCAGGGCGTCCTCGCTGCGCGCGAGATACAAACCGACGCCAAGGGTTTGCGCAGCTTTCTTCAGGGCATCTGAAATCGCGCCCTTGAATTCGTCACCCAGGTCAACAATTTGACCCGCCTTGTTTCGCTTTATGCGCTGGCCGCCGATCCCGTCACGTTCGATGAATTGGATTCCATCGCGAGAGTACCAGCGAATCTGGACGTGGGCAATGACAAAATCGGTGTCGATTGGGTCGCGGTCGCATTTGACGACGTTGAAGGACCATTGTTCCACGCCGAGCACTTTGTTGAGCCGGTTGATTACTTCGCTGACTGGAATGTAAACAAGCGAAGTTCCGCTCTTGGTGATCGAGCGCTCCATCTCTGGAGGGAATGGCTCCGAGAGAAGCTGGTATGTGTTGTTATTCGTCATCGTTTGATGCTCCTTTTCGGATAACTAGGTGTAATCCACCCTCTGTGACTTCACAGTAGAGATCTGCGTTGATTCCCAAGTCGGCCAGTTTCTTTACCCGCCAATAACTCGGTGCGACATAATCGAGAAGGCTGACGGCGATTTCCTGGTTGCTCATCGTTGTCTCACCGGTATCCATGTCTATGGCCATTTGTTGAAGTTTTTCGGTGACAGATTTGGCGAGAGTCAGGTGATCCCATTTCTTTCTGGCAGTCGCCTGTCGGCGCTCAACGACAGTCCCATCGACCAATGTGTGTTCCGGCAGTGAGCCCATTCGCGAAATCACATCAGCCGAAACGAGTTCGAACAACTCTTTTGTCTCGACTTTTGCCCTATTCAGCATGGCCGCCAGTTCGCACGAATCGTCAATAGAGGAAGATTCTGCCGCCTGAATTAGTTCGACCGCGTCTTTCGCAGCCGACCGCAGAAGATTCAACGCCTTACCGATTTCTTCAATAATCGATTCGCATTCGGGGGTAAGAGGTGTGTTGCCCATATCTTTCCTTGTTATGACAGGTTACCGACTTGTGTCAGAGAATGATAGCGGCCTTTCTTCTTTGTGGCAACCCCAACCCCGTAAGGAAGGAAAACGCGCTTACCGCCGAGTCAACCTGATCATCATGGGCACATGCTTCAGGAAAAGAGCTAAATTCGTCGAGCCAGTCTGTTAGCCATGATGAGCGCACCAACCTTACATTTCCGTTAGCTATGGCTGCAGCAAATGGTCTGGCCCTTGTTTCTTTGTCTCCGGTTGACCTAATACCGGCAAAGTCATATCCCGGTAGCACATAGCGCGCATAATTGTCAATGAGCGCTTTCCCGGAAGATCCTGGTTCTTGTTCCATTCTTATTGAAACAATGTGACCATCTTCAACCGCTGTTTGATAAATGAGATTTTCCACTTTTTCATTTTTCAATCGCGCGCGCTTTACATCCAATACGTAAGAAACACCTTGGTCAAAAAGCATCAAGGTCCCAACGGTCCAGTCGGGATCTGGGTTGCTGTGAGATGGTTCAGTCGCGGCCAAATCCCAAAACCGCACCGCTCGACTTGATGAATGAACCTGAGGAACTTCACTTGAATCAATGATTACAAAAGACGTTCTGTCAAAACAGGTTCCCAATGTCGTGGCCCACCAGTCGCCCATTTCGAGACGTCGGCGCTCAATCGGATCCAATGCCGCAAGAGCTTGCCGGTATGAATCAGGGTCAATGCCGGGGTTGTCTGTCAACTTTGAAGGAACAAATATTCTGTTTTGCTGCTTGCCTTCGACGATGAATCTCTGCCTCACCCAATTGGGTGCGGGGTTGGAGGCGGCTCTCATTCTTAGGGGTACTTTTGACAACGGGCCGCTGGCGGGTCGGCGCAAACGTGAGAAAAGGTATCGATAATCGGATTCTCTAATTTCTGTTACTTCATCCATTCCAATAAATTGAAACTCCGAACCCTTATATCGCAAATAATCATTGACATTGTTTAGGTATCCGAAAGAAATTCGCGCCCCAGACGGGAACGTGGCAATATACGTGTTGTTATTCCAGTGGACATCATCATGTTGTGCTACCCATAAGCGAAAACGGTCCATTAGGGCGCCCGGAAGCGAAAGGTCCGCAAAAGTCCTTCTAAAAAGGATCGCAGAATATCCAGGAACATCAACATATTGAAGGGCGGCCATAAGCAGTGCGCTACTTTTGCCTCCGCCTGCCGCCCCACCAAATAAGCCCTCCAAGGCATAACTACGCAAAAAAACTTTCTGGGTAAGCGACGGTTCTTCTGGGCAAAACAAAGCTTTTTTGGGTTCCAGATATTTTAGAACTTCGTTCCAGTTAGTCATAAAATCCCATTCTGGCGAACTGTACACACATAGTAATTTGGCCGATCATCAATGAATGGTAGTCTCGTTTCATGGAATTTTTCAAAAGGTTGCGTCTTGGGCGGCCGACTGTAGCCAATCTGCTTATTGCTTCATTTATAATTATGACAACGATTGGCGGGTTTCTTTTCGCACCACCAGTCGGGTTTATCGTGTGCGGAGTGACAAGCGGGCTGGTCGGCTATCTGCTGGGAATGGACTAACCAATAAATCATGGCCTGGAATTCAATATCCAACAAACAAAGTCGAAGCGACTCCGTAAAATCGATTATAACACCAGGAGCGCCTGTTGCGTTCAATCCCAACCAGGCCGGCAAGCCATACAGAGACTCTTGGGATATCGAACGGGCATACCGCGAAGGTTTTCAGCGTGTTGTCTGGGTCAACCGGTGTATCGACGCCATTGCCGGTAATCAATCTCGCCTTCCCGCAATTTTGCGAAGGGACAATTCTCCCGACGGTGAGAAGGTGTCTAAGAAAAATCACCCTCTTCTGAAAATCTTAAATTCCAAATCAAATTACGGCGAAAACGCTTTTGTTTTCAGATACAGACTTTCTTCGCAGTTGTTGATGTCTTCTCGGGGGGCATTCATTGAAATCATTCGTGGCCGTGACGGCGGAGTGATTGGTTTGCAACTGCTTCCCCCAGGACACACATCACCTATCCCGGATAAGAAAAAATTCATCAGCGGATTCGAAGTTGATTTGCGCAACGGAACAAAGATAATCGTTCCAGCCAATGACGTTATTTGGATCAGAAAGCCACACCCGCTTGATCCGTATCTTTCATTGACCCCCATGGAATCGGCGGGTATCGCGATCGAAATTGAAAATCTTTCGAAGATATACAACAGAAACTTTTTGATCAACGACGGCCGACCGGGCGGTCTTCTTGTCGTCAGGGGCGAAATAGACGATAACGATAAGGACGAATTGCGTAATAGATTCCGAGGAAATATCGGCCGAGCTGGGGCAGTATCAGTTGTCTCGTCTGATGAAGGCGTTGATTTCGTAGATACGGGCGCTTCCCCGCGAGACGCAAATTATGTTCAAATGCGCCAGTTGACCAAGGAAGAAATTCTTGCTGCGTTCGGTGTTCCGGAATCCGTAATCGGAAACGCCGCGGGAAGAACATTCTCCAATGCGGCAGAAGAGCATCGCGTTTTCTGGAACGAGACGATGATGCCACACCTCGAATTGATCGGCAGGGGACTGGACGAACTGGATGATGAGTTCTATATCGATTTTGACGTCGATGACGTTCCAGTTCTCGTTCTCTACAAGCAGGAGCGTGAACGCTATTTGATGCAAGAGTTCCAGGCTGGCCTCATAACAGGCAACGAGTATCGCGACGGAACTGGAAGAAAAACTATTGAGTCCGACCTTATGCAAGCACTCCTTGCCAACCCGAACTTGACGCCGATCGGATACACGGACAAGCCGTTCAATTCCCAGGAACAGGCACAGCAACAGCAAGCCGCAATGGCCGCAGCTCAAGGTGGAATGCCGGGGGCTTCAGGTGGAATGCCGGGGGCTTCAGGTGGACCGCAGGGTCTCACCCCTCCGGGTCAGCCACCGGGGATTCCCGGATCTCTGGTTGGCGAGGCTGGCCTGGTCGGAGAAGCGCCACCGCCTGGAGGGCGACCGGAAACGATGACAGAAGCTCTCGCAGCAGAGTCCGCACCCTCGATCCCCGCTGAGCAAGAAACAATGGAAATACCGATGCCGCCAGGAATGGCATCTGCATATTCGCATGAAATGCAAACAAAATCTGCAGGATTTCTTGACTTTGTTGGCGACCAGTGGGACATCAAAGCTGACGACAACGTTGGCCGTTGGACAGAAATTTTGGACAACCAGCTGGAACGATTTTTTGAAAGGCAACAGCGTGTTGTTTTGGAGAAGGCGACTGGAGCAAAAGCCAAAAAACAGTTAGCTGCCGGCACATTGAAAATCGAACAAATTTTTGACGAAGATGTCTGGAACAAGCAAATGATGGAGGATATTCGTCCCATTTTTTCTGGAATTGCAGTTGATGCCGGAAATCTTTCGCAAGAACGTTCTGGCATGCCCGTGGAGTTCGACGACGAGGAATTCGTCGAATATCTCGAGGCTCAAACAAAGAGAGTTCAAAGCGTAAACGCCAACACGCGTAAAGAGATAGAAGCGGCGATTCTGATTAGTTCATCATTGGATGACAAAGAAGACAAGTCCGGGTTGCTCAAAGCAGCTCTTGCGGCAGTTTTTGTCAACCTTCTGATGAAACGCAAGAGGGTGATCGCTGAGCACGAATCGCAAACAGCTTTCAATGCTGGGACCTATTTTGCCGCCAAACAGGTGGGTGCGATAAGTAAAACATGGATTACCAAACGCGATGCCCGCGTGAGGGCCGAGCACGTTGCGCTTCACGGCAAGGCCGTGGGTTTGACCGACTCGTTTGCCGTAGACGGATTGAAAATCAGATTCCCCGGCGATCCACTTGCGCCACCAAATCTGACAATAAATTGCAGGTGCAAGCTTCGTTTTGTAATCTGATTTACGTAAATTCGAGATTTACTTAAATGTTCCGCCACAACGGGTTTACTTATTTTATTATTGTTGGGAACTCTCTCGACATAGTGGAGCAAATCTTTGAAAAATACAAGTATTGAGTCAAATGTCGCCGAGTACAAGGCTCTTGATGGACAGGTCAGCGTCGACGAGGCCCGCGGCATAGTCGAATGTTTCGTTGCTGCTATAGGAAATAAAGATTCCGTTGGTGATGTGGTGCTCCCAGGGGCTTTCAACGGAAGCTTGAAGCGTCGCAAACCCCGCGTTGTTTGGGGCCACAATTGGAACGAGCCAATCGGCAAGGTCCTCGAGATCTTCGAAGTACCCCCCAATGATCCACGCCTTCCGGTAAAGATGCGTTCGGGTGGGGTTGGCGGCCTTTTTGCCAAGGTCCAGTTCAACCTGAAGTCCGAAAGAGGTCGTGAGGCTTTCGCAAACGTTTCGTTTTTTGGCGCCGAACAGGAGTGGTCGATCGGCTACAAGACACTCGATGCCGTTTACGATCCTGCACAAAAAGCAAACCTTCTCAAAGAAGTGGAACTTTACGAAGTTTCCCCGGTTCTCCACGGAGCAAATCAACTCACTGGAACAATTTCAATCAAAGCCGATTTGATAGATGCGGAGACCAAGGAGAAAGCCTCAACTAGCGGCCCGTGCTGGGAGGGGTACAAGCAGGTCGGAATGAAGATGGGCAAGAATGGAAAAATGGTTCCGAATTGCGTTCCGATTGAGCAAAAAGGTCAGCCGCTCAAGGATCCCAAGGGCGGTTTGACTGCCGCTGGCCGTGCACATTTCAAGCGGACTGAAGGTGCAAACCTGAAGCCTGGCGTAAAAGGTGCCGCAAATACTCCGCAAAAGATGAGAAGAAAAGGTTCCTTCCTCACCCGTTTTTTCACCAATCCACGCGGGCCAATGAAAGATGCAAAAGGAAGACCAACACGTTTGGCGCTTTCGGCTGCCGCTTGGGGTGAACCCGTTCCACAAGATCGCTCAGATGCGGCAAAACTCGCCGCAAAGGGAAGAAGACTCCTGGAGCGATACGAAAACACCAAAGAGAAATCAGATGAATCTGATATTCAGACCAAGAATCACATTCATGATGTCTACGCAGTTGGAATCAGTCTTGCGAGACCGCAGGATGTTGCACGTCTTGCTCTTACCGAAGCAGTAGCGAGACACTTTGGCGGCCCATGCAGAATCGTGTACGCCGATCAGAACATGATTGTTGCGGAAATGCGAAGAGATGGAACAAACACCACCTTGAGAATTCCTTACCATTCACAAGGAGACGGATACATGTTCGGAACTTCAGAAGAAGTCAAACCGCAAGTCGTATACGTTCCGACTGATACAAGCCGTCCAGCGCATGCGTTCGGGTGGGACGGATCCCCACGGAAAAACAATTATGGCGGATGCGGATGTGATTCTTGCGGCAAACCAATGCCATCGTGGAATGTTTTCAAAGAACTCAACCCAGGCAAACACCTTTTCATTCACAGCGCAGACGACATCGGACTGTTGGGTGCTCTGAACGATGCGGCTGGCGAGAAAGAACTTGACGTTGAACTGCTTGATGTCGGTCTGGCCATCAAGAACATAGACAACCTACAAGAGGATGAATACAACGATCTGATTGAACTAATCGACGATTTCGAAGAAAAGAAACTCGGCGCAACACTCGGAAGGGCCCGCCGCGGAGCACGCGGCGTATTTACGGCATTTGATCCAGACGCGATTGACGCCGATGGGGACAGACTGGTCCAGGAAGGCACACTTTTCGAACGGCCTGATGCACGCATTCGAAAGCCTGATGCACGCATTCGAAAGCCAGCTCTCGCAAGAATGATGCCGGGGGTGCCACAAGAAGAGCCAAAACCGGCAAGGGAGCCCGTACCGATTCCCGAGAGAGAGCCGCAGAAACCGAGAGTTCCGCAACCACCGATCCCCGCTCCTCAGCCAGTACGTCCCACACCGGTAAGACCTCGCGTTCCCGTTGGCCGCGATCGACGACGCAGACCCCCTATGAGAATGATGCCGGGGGTGCCACAAGAAGAGCCAAAACCGGCAAAAGAGCCCGTACCGATTCCGGAGAGGGAGCCGCAGAAACCGAGAGTTCCGCAACCACCGATCCCCGTCCCCCAGCCAGTGCGTCCCACACCGGTAAGACCTCGCGTTCCCGTTGGCCTCACGGGAGGAATGGGTCGACCTGGAAGGAGTCCTCGCGAGATTTTCGAATCGCGAATGAATCTGAATGAGCGTCTCGATGAAACTGCCCGAAGACTGAAGATGAGCCGCAAAAGAGTCCGACAGATGGAACTGAAATACATCAACCAGCTCCGCAAGAGAGAGTCTCTCGCACAAAAATTTCATGAGGCGCTTCTCAAGAGAGACTCATTAGCGGCCAGAGGTCTTGACGATGACACTGCGGCAATGTTTTGGCAAACAGAAGACGCCCTTCGTGGAGAGTGGATGCCATCAACGCCGGAAAAAGATGGTTTCAGCTACACCCATAAAGACATGATCAATGCCATGCGCGCGCAAGCAAAAGTCATGCTCCGGGAATACAACGACCCAGAAGCAGCCGAACTCTTCCGTCAGGCTGCTGACCTGCACGAGCAAGTCGTTTCAGACGGCTCATACACAACATTCCGCAAAGTTGATCCGAAAATCAATCGTGCCAGAGGCATGAGACAAAACACCCCAAAGCGATACATGCCAGAACTTGACAAGTTCCGTAAATAGGAATATTTGACATCATGATTGACAGCGCCGACAAAATGCTTGCCAATTTTGAAGAATATGGAGTTAAAGCTCTATTCGGTGACGCCGGAATAGATGTTTCTGTGGCCGAGCAAGACGCAGCTCTTGTCAAATCATTAGTCGATCTTTTGGCTTCGCAGGATGGTTTCCAAGTCAAAACAACCGAAAACGGGATTCGCTTGTCTCAAATTGATCATCTCGATGATGAGGAGATAAACGAAATCACAGACTTGCTTGTCAAAGCAACCGGTAGCCGAATGAATTTGTCGGCGAGACGATCGTTGGTGCAACAGAACAACCCCGCAATGGGTTATCCTAAAAACGGTGGTCTTGCGGCCGTCAACAACAAATATAATTGCATGGTTTCGGGAGAGAAGCGCATGAGCCCATGCGCAGGGTGTGGCCACCCTAAAGGCTGCCTGTCCGGGATTATGCATTTTAAAGGACAAAATTTCAATGGCTGACAGAAAAATGATGGTGGCAAAACTCGGATCGGACGGGAATCTCATCTCGTGCGCTAAGGGGCTGGCTATTAGCGACTGTGGTTATAGCCCGCAGGCTAAAGTCTGTGTGCAATGTGGTGCAATGGCAGTTCAGGCCAAAGAAGACGAGGACATCGACATGGAAAATGATGACACAGCAATCGACGAAACTTTTCTGGACGGTGAGGAAAAAGCGACCCATATGACAGGAAGACGTCGGCCAATGGTCGCTGCATCCATGATGTCAGACGATGAGACGGAAGAGGATCTTGACGACGCAGACATGCCGTCTGACGACGAGATGGACGTACTCGATGATGAAGAGACGGATGAGGAACTCGCCGAAGATGAGATGGACGACGAAGACGAAGACGAAGATGAAGATGTCGAGAAGGGCCACATGATGATGGGACCCGGAGCGGATCCCCAGTACGTGGCCATTGCGGGCAAAAAAAAGAAAAAGAAGACTCAAAAAATGATGTCCGAAGAAATGCCCATGGACATGAACATGGAAGATGATGAAGAAGACCAGATGGAGATGCGCAAAAAGATGCGACAAAGACGTCTGGCATCCATGGGATATAAGGCCGACGACTTCGACGACGAGCCGTTTATTTGTGCTTTTGAACGAAAGGTGTATCCGGCTGGCCATCAAGTTTGCGAAAGCTGCCCAGGTGGCTGCGTTGGGGAAGGCGGCATGCCGTCACTGCTTGAAGTTGAGGGTATGGTCGAAGATGCCATCAGCGGAAAAGTTCTTGATTCCGGCTACACGGAAAGGCTTGACACTTTCGTTCTTGACGTAGAAAGAAAAGACGGAACTCCGGTGGAAGTTTTTGTCGATGGAACTAGCGGAGAAATTCTTGGCTGGCACAAAATCGAAATGGATCCGACGGAATTCAAGAGCGCGAATCAGGGAAGAGTTGTAATTGGCTTTCATGACGCTGCAGACATTGCAGTCAAGAGCGTTCAGGGTGAAGTCATTGCTGTTGAGCCAGATATTTTTGATGGCTTCGACGCCTACGCGGTGGAAATCGACGGTATCGACGGAAAGTCTTACGACGTTTTTGTTGACCTCGAAGGAAATGTACTTGGCTATGACGAGTACACCTCAGAGGAAGCAACCGAGATCGAAGCAGAGGCCGCAGAGATCGCACTCAAGCGCGCCTACTCGGACGAATCAAGAAAAGAAATGGCGCAATCGGGAAGTGCGCTCCCAGACGGTTCGTACCCGATTGCAGATGAAGCCGATCTAAGAAATGCCATTCAGGCATTTGGAAGAGCCAAAGACAAGGCCGCCGCAAAAGCCCACATTATGAAGAGAGCCAAGGCACTCAAGCTTGAAGATCTCATTCCGGGCAACTGGGGTAATAAGTCTGATTCAACCAGCGAAGTCACTGCTGGATCGGAAGAGGGCAAGTTCCTCTCATCGCTTATGGAGTTTGAGCTTCTTTCTGCCGAAATTGACGAAAACAAGCCAGAAAACATCTAAGCCCGGATGCGGCTTGGCCGTATTCCATGCCGATTCTTCATGCTGGTCGTGTGGGATGATTGAGGATAGGGGTCGGTATAGAGAGCCGTATGGAAAACGTAGAACCTTTTGAGTGTTGCCCGTCGATTGGCCGTCACGTTTCGTATACGCATGTTCCGAAACAAGTTGAAAAAATTCGAACTAAGTCATCCAACCCGATAGATAGGGTCGCTGAAAAACTTTCCCGAAAAATCGTTCCGCTAAAACCATTCGGTGATGTCTTATTCAAGGCCCTGGACGAAGAGACAAAAAAACGCAACGCAGAGGCAGCCACGGTCAGCAGGTCCAGCATCAAGCCGTACACAAAATGGCTTGATGAGTGGGAACCAGGTGATCCACTTCCACTTATTCCTCCAGGTTTTCGCTTCGCCCTGTGCGATGACATTTCCGGCGGAAGGCTCGTAAACAGGGACAAAAAGAAAAAGCCGCGTATCGGACCGCTCAACGATGCGGACCTGGCAATGATGGGTCGGTTCGACGAAAAATCTCTCGGACCCAAAATAAAAGACTCTGTTTATTCACTTTTGTCCATGGTGTCAAGGGCACGCGGCCTTTGGGTGGATGACAAAAACAAGCTCCGCTGTCCGCCCGGTACACCCAACGCAAACCAGTTCACGGACATAACCGGATCCAATTGTTTTATTCCCGTTCCGCTGAAACCCACGGGAGCGATCTCTTCAGGAGCAAGAGCAGCGAGAAGAGCAGCCGGAGCACTTCGGGGCGCAATGAATCCGGGGGCAAGAGATTATCCAGGCGGTTTTGGCGGACAGGCCTACGTTGGTGCTAGAGAAAACTTTGCCCGTGGCCGCTCGATGATTGTTCAAGCGACGGCAACTGCGAGCGACTTTAAGCAAGGTCTTTTCAGATTGCCAGGCGGTCAAGCCATAACTCATTTCAGACCGAACGCGCAAGGAAGAACTAACTTCCTTTTGTCCGTACAGGAACTAATGCCAAACGTCGACCTGGCCCAGGCTGCGGAATTTTGGGACAACATGCTTGAGAATGCTCCGCTAACCGCACTTCAAAAAGCTCAGATGGAAGATTACATTGAATCTTTTTTTCAGAGTTGGTTTATGGAGGCCAAAGAGCATCCAGACAAAATGAGATGGATAACTCACCTACAACTGGGTTCCATGCTTAGTTCCGCCAACGCATGGGAGGTGGATCTTAGGGGTACGGCGGGTGTCCCAAACAAGAAAGGTGTCACCGTATACGACAAAAACATGCCGGTAAGTCAAAGTGGATTTAAATTTTCACTGATGTTCAATCCGGTTGCTGCGTACTATATGGCCAAGGGAGACGGAAGCGATAAGCGACATACCGGCCACGGTTCCCAGATCAACATGCGGTCTCAGGGCCTGTACACAGGCACCCACGAATTCGGTCACCTCGTACATTTCAGTCAAGCAATGAAAAATATGGGTTTTGATCCCCTAACGCTCAAAAGGGGGAAAGGCGGAGAATGGCTGGTCGATCTGCGCAATATTCAAAACCCCACGTCAAATCCCGAGATTGACAAATTGAAAGCAATGATTACCAGGATCGAAGCTTTCCAGTCGGGAAGCGCATGGCAGACACTTCCAAGTGGCCAAAAAGTTCGCGTCTACGCAAAAGACACCAAAGAGGCGGTTACCGAATTTTATTCCACTTTATACCAAACGATGACAAACGACGTCGGAGGAACCGAAGAAGATTTCAAACTTCTTGCAGGAGTTGTCGGCGCAGACTACGCACACTCAAACTACGTCGAAGCACGAGCGGAAGCCTATGCGGTTATTAGACATTTTGGTCCGCAGGTGATCGACAATTATGCGAGAGAGCAGGCCGCATATCAAGCGTCAAATCCGAGAATGTTTCCAACACCTGAACCTGAGGATTCCATTCGGGACAACATATATCAAGCAATGAACAGAATTTTTTATTCAGTCGGTTACGGGAAAACACCAGACGAGTGGCATTCACGAAACAGTGCGCTTGGCGTCAACACTCTTCTTGGCGCTTCGGTAAAACCGACCGGTTCGTCAATCCCAGCTACTCCGACTGCGCGTTCCGGGTTGTCAAGATTCATACCATTTCGGAAAAGGGGGACATCCGGACCCGGCTTATCAGGACCGATGGCTCCTCGGCGCATCAACGCAACCAATAGAACCGGCCGTCTTAGTGGCGCACTTTCTTCTACCCAGAGAGATCTCTATGTGGATAGACCAAAAAATTCGGACACCATGCCACTTCGCATTGACGCGAGAAAAGCATTCAGAGACATTGATACAACTACGGCCGACCTGCTCGCAGGCGCCGAAGTAATATCCGATTCCATAGATCTATCTGACGTGACTCCGGAAGGCGGAGTGCTCATCGAAGCTCCTGGGGTGTTCGAAAAACTGGCCAAACAAGCCGGGATTGGTTTCATTCATTCAATGAATCAGACGGCGTATGTAAACGACAAGGCGATGGTCAGACGTGCAAGTGGCACTCAGCTAACCCGAGAAATTGACCAATCGTTTGAAAACATGCGAAGACCACGCTATCGCAATTATTATCTCGAAATGATGGAATTTACAATAGACCAGTTTCAAGAAAAAATTGAGAAAAAAGATCGACACATTGCCAAAATCAAGGCGCTTCAGGCTAAAGCGGAAAAAGACAGAAACAATCCTGATCTCGCAGCTGAAATTCACGAACTCTCATATCCCGGACTCACACTTGACGAAACATTGAAAAAATTGGAGTTTAAAAAACGTAGATTCAAAAAAGAAGTTGATGAGGTCGTCGTCAACATGGACCGATTGGTCAACGGAGACGTAAACGCAATTGCGAACGACCGCAAAAATGTCATGCAAACTATGGTTTTTGCTACCCTGGCCGCAGTCAAAAAAGTTACTGACCGATATCCACAACTCAAAGATGTTCTCGTGTCTCTGGATCCACACAAAGGCCAGCGCCCGGGCGGAAATAGGGCCATGGGTTATGCTGGGTTGACCTTTGTTTCCGGTCGGATCATACCGAATTTCAAAATAAATCCACCTCTCGAACTTCCCGATCTCCTGACTGACCCGGTCGGGCGGTTAGCAGAAGACGTAGACGATCCGGACTTTGATGTACCTGGCAATTATCTTGTCGGCGACTTTGCGAAATCAAACAGGTTGACCATGCTTTCCACTGGCTTCCACGAGATGGGACACAATCTTGATACTGTTGCGCAGCTCAATGGAATGGGTATAAAAACCGGTTTTGATTCGGCTCCCGTTATTGGGCAGTTGAGATCAGCCGGGCCGGAACTTGGAGACTCTGTTCCTGGAGCGCTTTATGCACTTGCTACGGGAAGACCTTTGAACACAAAACTCGACAACATGGGCAACAATGAAAAAAGCGCGCTGGTTCACTTCACCGGTTGGGCACTGGGCGCAAATGGCCACCCAAGAGAAAACATGCTGGATGGTGGGCGAGTAAGGGCATTGGCTCTTTCTGGGGTATATGTCGAAAATAAATTTCTTCCGGGGACCCTTGACGTAGATACTGATGTAAGCAGAAGTCTGGATTATCAAATCATGGAGCTCGGCACCGCGGAGATGATTGCGGAGGACACCGTCGGCGGATTTGCCATGGTGATGAAAGGAAAAGAGAAAGACGTAAATCGAATCACCAAAAGAATAGATCAGATTCTCTCCGACGCTCTTGGATGGGATTTCAACAATGGGGTTTTCGGCACCGCGGATGGGTTGCTCGATTCAGACGGCATCGTTGCGGAATCTTCCAAATATGCAAAAACACTAAGGACTGAAAGATTTGCCGAGGGATTCACTTTGATGATGCTCCTTGACCAATATGGAGCGCAGGACAACTTACCGGACACCGTCCGTCCGCGACAGGCTGCTACTGGTTTGAAAAATCTGATCGACGGACTCCCTTCAAGGGATTCCGTAGTGAGACTCGACAAAGATCAAAAAGACGAACTGACAGAACTTATAAGAGAATTGCACGATGTTGTGGAATTTAAGTTGCCCAATGGGCGGACACGTGCCAGCAAACTAAATTTCGACAAGGAAATTTCTGACGAAAATGCGAAAAAGATAGGTTTGGTTAAATATTCAGAAGAAAAGACCGTTGAATTGGCCACTGAAAAACAAATACGGCAGGCGTCACCCTACGGTTTGTTCGGCGCAATGGGGGTTGACCCGAAAAAATTCTCCGGTTTCGAAACAGATCAAGGATCCAAATATGAGATTGAGCCATCTGGCCGGGTGACGCGATTCAAACCAACGACTGGATCGACAATAGAAGACAAGCCAATTCGCACACAATTCGAAAATACGGTTTTTGTTTCAACAGAAGACCTTCAGGCATTGAAGGTCAGCTTTGACAGGGGAGTTGGTATTGCGGCGAACGGAAAGATTGTTGGTCTTGATTACGACGATAGGTCAATTAACAAAACCACCTTCACGAATTTGCGCAAACAGGGCAAGTCATTTGATGAAGCATTCGGGCTTGCCGGCGGTGTGATTACTGAAAGAGAAATAAGGGTACATACGGAGCCGTCTATCGGTTTGCATCCGTTTGAATGGAACAACGACGGACGAAAACACCACGCAGGGAACGTGATAGTTTCAGTAACCCCTCGAACCACGCGAGGACAGAGTTTGACTGGCGCGATGACGGCAGCAAAAGATTTTCCGGAAATTCCAAACCCGCGTATGCCCAAGGAAGCTCGAGAAGGGAACTATGCCTATTTCGCGCCAGGGATTTGGAAAGAAGAAACCCATTTTCCCATGGCCAACATCATCAGGAATCAGTTCAACACCATGGAGCCTGGTGAAACAGTTGAACAGTTGTATGAACGAATTTCTTCGTATTGGGGTATTTCTCCCCGGGAAGTGCAAAGACATGTCAACGAGATGGGTAAACGCCCCTACTACGACGAACCGATGGTGTTGCCGCCTCAGCTTGCGGGTGTGAAATTTCCGAACCGGCGACGTGTGATGAATGCCAATTCCAGAAACAGTGAATCGCGTCAAAAAACTGTCGACATACTGGCCAAAGCCAGTGGCATGGGCGTGGACATAGATAGGCAAGAACGGGAAATCGTTCCCAAATTATTGCAGAGAGATAAAGATGACAGACTCCGACCCGCAACTATATCGTGGGTAAAGGACAGGGCTTTGTCGCCAAATCTCACCTCGACGAACAAAGAAATTGTCAGGAATTTGGCCAATGACCCAGCGAAATCCCCTCGTGAAATATTGAGACAAACGCCCGGAGACGATAGTTTTGGCCACAGGCTTGCGATTTTGAGAGAAATATCAGACATTAGGGGTGATTCTAAACTCGTTGCCGAAATAGACGATTTTGTAAAAGAATTACAATCTATGACCCCTGAGCAATTTGATCAGGCCATCGAAGAGGCAGTAGACACATTTGAAAGCCCATTTGACAATCGTCCGACCGTGCTGATGCGAAGCCCAATAGAACTCATCACGGCCGGGAGGTATCAAACCGTTCATGAAGGCCGAAAGACACAGGGCGGCATTGTTGGCGAAGCCTGGGATGTTGCCGGAATCAGAAGAGCACAAGAAGCAAGATTACTCAATTTCCCTGGTGACACTGATCCAAACACAAATTCCCTGCGACCTGTGTCGGCCATGGCACTACAAAAAGTATCAGCAGAAGAAAGAGCAAAAAAATTGAGAAACCTCTATGGTGATGACATTGAAATTCAACACACAGCCCCCGTGGTTGGCGAGTCTGCACGAGAGGCAGTTTTGACTGGAACAGGCAAAAAAACGTGGAATCATGGCGCACAATACGGACGCAACGCTATTGTTCTTAGACCGGAGACTGCTGAAAGAACTCTCGCAATAAACGGGGACTCCGTAAGTGATGTCAGCGAAAGCGGAAGTGACATTCTTGAGCCTGGTGCACGCTTGGCCAACTTGTCAAAAGATGGGCGTATTGCTTCAATGTTTTTCGACCCGTTGGCGGTTCTTTTCGAAAAAAGAACTGGTCGAAAAGAAACAATTGCGAGCGCAGAGGCCAACGCTAAAAAAAGATATGTTGAATCACTTACGGTAGGCGGGTTTGACTTAACGGATGTGGAATCCATAGTTTCAGAATCACATGCTTTGAGGGGCGAGCAAATATGGAAACAGGGAACTATGAATATGATTGGTGCCAATCCTGAATATAGTTTCACAAATCTAATTGCTGCTGCGAGACAAAGAGATGATTTGTTTGAAAAATACGGAATAGATGTTGTGATTGTTGATAATACTCAGAATCTGAAACTTGATGAAGTTGAACCCTTCAATAAAGCAATGACCAGAAAATGGGTTGACAGGCAAATTTCAACTGGAAAGTTTCAAGATGTCACTGCGAGCGAAATCATCGTCGATGAAAATACGACCCCCTATGAGGCCTTGTTGAGATACAGGAAATCACGTGCAGAAAAACAGGGTTCACTGCCTCTTTTCGACCACCCGGAAAACGAAAGTTCAGCGAATAGTCCTAAGAATATTTCCAATTTTGTATCCATGGTTGATGAAGAATTGGAAAGAATAAGCCCGAAAACCAGAAGCGGACTTTCCGGTGCCATGTCGAGTTCGAACGCACGAATGACGAAACGTCAAACCGGGGTGGTCCTAGCTGAAGAAAAACACGAAAATGCTGAGACTCGCGCAAAAAACATGCGCAAAGCGATCGACGAATTGGAAAAAACGGGCAATTGGCGTGGTGGCGATTTTGGGGTCGTGCTAGGGGTAAACAAAGACATAAGTGCTGACGATATTGACGCAGACGGAATCACACCACAAAATAGATCGGCCAAAGAGCTTGCAGCAACCGGAAGAACAACAGATCAGGTCTTGGCTCAAGCGCGCGAAAAACTCAAGAAAGCGGAAGATGAAATAAAACTCCAGAAACATCTTGCAAAATCCAAACAGACTCGCATGGATCAAAATGTGTTGGATATTGAAGATATAGATGACGCGACTCTCGCGCAACTAAAGAAAGAGCAAGAAGAATTGATTCGGTTGCGCGATACAGACAGAAAAGCATTTAGTGAAAGATTTTCTACGGGCAAAAAAGGTGAAGTCCTGGTTGTCCACTCCGGTGCGGCCGAATTGGAAGGTGGCGTCCTGAATCCAGACAAAACACAGGGTGTTGGTGGGTCTCCGGGTGCACCGGGAGACACTTTGGCTCTAAACAAGATGCAAATGAATAAAATCAAACAGGAGCTAATGGAGCAAGAACAAATTCTTTCTCGAGCCAACGCTATTATTTCCAAGTTGAACAACAAAGAAAAAATCACGGTTTCTGATCGTCTTGATTTGCAGCTTTTGCGAAACCTTGGCAAATATCTGGAGGGAAGCAAATACAGTCTTGGAAAAATGAAAATCGGAGACGAAATTGATTTGTCTAAAATAAACGAAATAGTCTTCCCGGCCTACGGTGCAAGACCCGAAAGAAAACAAAGCATCAATGATCTTCTTGATTTCGTGATGAATGACCGCCTGAATGGCATAAATTCACAAATGAAGATGGCGACCGAAAGAGTTGAATCACTTAAACCGCGGGTGGAAAAATTGATGAAATCCCCCCGAAGCGGATTCACTTCTTCTTCTCCTCTGACTGCCGGAAATATCGACAGTAGGGGCTATTTTGCCAGATACGCCGATCGCGTGATCCCGGAAGATTCTTCTGGCTGGCTAAAAGCTAGATGGGGAACGCAACTTCGTGGAACGGCGTGGCTTGTTTCCGGCCAGGATGGAGTTGACATTGTCTCGGACCTTGGCCCTGGAGACGAAAGACAAATTATCGGAACGACAAAACCAATATTCGGTATCTCCGCAAAGAGGAACAACCCGGCGGAGATGGATGAGGTTTCCCTGGCCATCATGGCCCGTGCGGTAGACGCGATCCGGGCTGGGAAAAAACCGGACGCAGACGAAATATTGAATGATCCCAGGCGAACCGGCCTAACTGGTGCAAGAGGAAAACTTGGCGGACTTTCCGGTGCCATGTCACCCGACGAAGATGAGGTGCGCCGCCGCACCAGGATTATTGAAGATCTGCTATCTCAGGGTTTTTCGATGAATGACATAGTTGTGACCGAGGACGGAGACACGGCGGTACGTTATAAAATTGGAAATTGGATCGGACAGTATAAAGGCGGCCACATCGACATTTTTCATGCGGACAAACCGAATTCGGCACTGGACCTAATAAATCTGTATGACTATGAAAAGGGCGAATACGAAGCGTTGACACCCGAAATGTTGCGTTCGTATTTACAAGATTGGATCTCGGAACAGGGGGAAACTTGGATGGAGAATAAGGGCGACTAAATGGAAACAACAGAGAGAATTTTCATAAACAAACTTGGGGAGATGCAAATTTTTAGCCCCCTTGGTGATCTATTATTTGTGGTGGAAGACATCGACCTGTTGACTGGGACCGAGCTACAAATGCTTTCAACGATGCGGCCCGATGAGGGGGAGGCCCCCGTGGGGATAAATATGGACAATGTCGGCAAGTGGCGCATGAGGCTCCGAAAGGTGAGAGAAAAAAAGAAAAGGGACATTTGGGATAACTAATTCAATATCCTGGATGGTGGTACTATTGTTCAGGGTTGAGCAAGACTCCCCGGCCTAAGTTTCTGCGAGGCATCTTACATGGAAAATGAAAATTCTAAACTCTGGAACATAAAAATTGTTCCATCCCTGGATGCGCTTGAGGTGAAAGCTCCGACGCCGCTAGACGCCATTCCCCAGGAAAGATTTACTGGCGATGTTCTTCGTGGATACGGTCCGCGTCGCGGGAACCTGGAGCGGCTTCTTCGTTACTGGCGTCCAATAATGCGGAAGCCGGGCGGTTTCAGAAGATGCAGGGTGATTCTTGCTAACCACCCAGAACTTTACCCTCTAAATAATATTTGCGCTTGGCTGCATCATGAAACTACGGGAGTCTGGCCAAATGAAGGCTGTCATCATCCCGGCATGAAGAATTGCAGAAAAAAGATGCGTGGCCTCGTAAGTGGCTCACTGTGGAACGACAACGAATTTAATCTAAGAATGGCTAAGCTTCGCTCACGCGGTGCAAAAAAAATGCTTGAGACATCGGGAATACGATCTTATGACGAGCCGTTTGAACCGGTAATAACAACAAGCGATCTTGAACACGCAATTAAGGTTTTGTCTGACTTCATCGAAATGGAACCAAATTTTGTGAAATATCTAAACGATGACGAAAATTGGCAACACGAGCATGGTTTTGTTGTTATAAATGGCCAGAAAGTAAATTATGAAGACAGTCATCTTTTCGGAACCTGACTGCTGTCCGCAGCAGCCGGTTGTTCGCAAACGTACGGTGCTACCTGCGTCGGTAAATGAACCTTATTTTGTGTACGAAAAGCCGCTCGATTTGTTTGTTGCCAGACAAAAAGTGCTCGAGTTCAAAGCTGCTCTCGCAAGAAATATTGCTTCAAACCCGGACAAATTTGATGTCAAAGTTGGCATCGTCACATCGCCGGCCCCCGGGTTGCAGTACGTTCAGGGTGTTGGGTCTACTATTACGCCTGGAAACTTCACCCGATACCGAAGACCCGTCCGATCGGCCACGTGGTCTGCAATAACCCCGGGTGGCTCGAATCGCAATATTCTCGGTCGTCTTGGTGCCCATGCTTATGGTGCGCTAAAACCAGAACGCGGATATAGATGTCCTGAAGGTTTTCAATTCGGCGGACAATTCACCAACGAACAATACACCACATGCGGAAAACAATTATTTGCCCTTCCGGCGATGCTGCTTAGAGCTGCAGTGGGATTGGGTCGTGGTCGCGGCGGTGGTAGACAACCAGGTTTTCAGGAATTGGCCGTCAGAACTTTCAGACAGCAAATGTATCCGCTTGGAACTCCAATTTCTTCACGTTCAGCCGATATTCCGAAAGTGGGATCGAAAAACATAAACGTCCTGGACGATGCAGAAGAAGCAATTTATGGAGCCATGGCAGGCGCAGAAAAACCCACCACAAGGCTTATTCGAAGAGACGGTTTTGTTCTTGAACCAATTGTATCGGCAGCGGTCCTCAGGACCGTTCCGGACAACAGAAACATGGAAGGCGCGATCTATGCAATGAATGTTTCTTCGCCAAACCAAATTGGTAGAAATGAACTCGGACTACTTTCAAACAGCGGAGTAGAAAAAATCACCTACGTTCTTCCCAATGGCGGACTTCTTCAACTTGCAAAGACAAGAGACCTTACCGTCGGCGAAAGACGCAAACTTGGAAAAACTGTTTCCATGGCAGAAAAAATGCCGAATTCAAGTGACCCGGCCGCAAGGCTGCGCTTTATATCTGGGGAAATGGGCGAAGGGATTCAGTACGCAGAAAAACTAAACGTCAAAAATCCCAACGACCTTATTTCTGTTCGCACTTCTAGTGGGGCGAAAAAACTTGTTCGTCGATGGCATTATGACGCTTTTTCCAAAATGCGCAAGCCGAAAACAATCGAAACCGCTACAACCAACACCTCGAAGGAAAAAGCACTATTCATTACCGATCTTGCGGCCGCGGTGAGACACCTGAATTCCGGTGGAGATATATCAAATATTGCTTCCTCGATCAGAATAACGGCGATGAAGCGCAGTTCGCTATATAAGAGTAAAAAATTCAAAGACGGCGTAAACCTGTTTGAACGTGGAGATGGAATGACTTTCTACGAAATACGGCCGAAAGAAGACTTCGAGCATCTTGGAGCAATCATTTCATCAGAAATTCAGCAATCTCTCGGAGTCGCTGCGCCTGAAGTTTACAGACTTGGATCAGGTAGACAAACTCCATACCTGATTACGCAAGTTCAAGATTCTTTCGGTCGCGGAAATATTTCTCGAAATGCTTTCAACCGTCTTCCCGTAGAGGACATGCTTGCCATATCTGTCGCGGACTATCTGACTGATACAAGATCTCGGAATCCATCAAACATTCAACCTGTTCAAATCGGCGGCCGTCTTCGCGCAGTTCCGAGCGCCAACCCATCTGCGCTCATCGGAAGAATGATCACCCGATACGACGTTGATCTCCCAAACTTTTATTCTCGGGATTTGCAAGATCAATGGAAAAATTACTTCGAGCAGATATCGACGGACCAGAAAAAGCAAGTCCTTGAGCTATTGACGCAACTGCTTGAACGTGCAAGGGCGACGTCCGTATCCGAAATAGCGGCCAGAATTTCTATCGATGGAGATCTTTCATCTGGGGAAAAAGCACATTTGAAAGCAATTGAAAAGCTTTACGAGTCAAGACTCAAGCGTCTTTCGGCGTCCAAAAAAGTATTTGCAAAAATCATCGGTGCGCGCTCATGAGCGACCTTTTGGTAGTGCGTGAACGCGACACAATGCAGCCTTTTGCTGCAGTCGTCATCGACAAAAATTCGGTGCGGGCCCATGGAGCAAATGACCATGGAAAGGTTTGGGCGAACTGGATCAACTCTCAGTCGATGGTAATTCACGATGTGGAAAAACTGATCGATTTCACGTTGACAACCGAAAAAAAGAAATTGACTGACAAAGAGATTGAAAAACTTGCGTCTTCTTTTGACCTAAATGAGATCAATGCAATGCGATCTGGACTCATGTCTCAAAAAGTCCTCGTAATAATCGACGATCTTCCAAGATTTCAACTCAAACAAATACAACCAAAGTATGATTTCATCTCCAAAACAAATTTTCAGAATTCCGGAGAAGAGGCTTTTGAGTTCGATGACGCAGACCTTGATGAGTCAGAAGACGTCAACCATTGGCCAATCGTCGACATCGCTCTCGCTGCTGTTGACGTTCAGTACAAGCATCTAGCCGTAGATTACAAGGTAGCCGCCTTTCATTTAGACAGAAATATTGGCGCGATGATGATTCGCGTCAAGGGTGCGCGAGCAGTATGGGACAACACGATTCCCGGGGGAGGGGGTTGGAGATGCCCGCCCGAAACCCCGGCGGCTGGACAATTCACAAACCGATTGGGCCAGGGTTGCTCATGGGGTGCCATAAGAAGGATCGGACGAGCTATTGCTGCGGGGGCAATCGATATGCCGAAACTTCAAAAGCTTGGAACCGCTATCGAACGAATTGGTTACGCCAATCGACAAGTTACCCTCGAACGAGCGGGAAGGAGAACCAGGCGAAGGGTGGCAAGAGCCGAAGCGGCAGCAAACAAGCTAAGGGGACAAAATCTTCCAGATACCGCAGAAACCGAAGAGCGGATCGCTCAAGCCCTCAGGGGAGAGCGCCCGAGGCGCCCATCGCCATTAAGACAAATCGCAGGGCGTGGTGCCCGGACTTTGGCCGAAGCGTCTGAAGCAATGCAGGAATTTGCGGGCGGTGGGCGTGCGATTTCGAGGTCGCGCCGCAGACGCAAACTTGAACAAGCTGGCCTGATTGATCCAAAACCTCCGGGCGTGCCGGCGATAGATCGAGATGATGTTTTGGACATGGTTGCAACCGGTGGTTCTCGCCGAATGTTTCGCAGGGTCAAAAAATCGATGGTCAAACGCAAAGCCAACCGTGACAAAACCGCAAGAATCATGACTCATCATGCAGAAAAAATACATTCCGGCAAAACCGAAGTATTGACGACGTACGCAGATCGGCCAGATGGAAATTTTCCTGACGAAGACATAGTGATAATCGACACCGAGACTTTGCGGCCGCTGTACGCACTGAAACCGGAAAAGATAGACGTTTTTGACGAAGACGGAAAGTATGCGTTTTCAATATCCGACTCACAGTCGCCAGTATCGTTCCTTGAACCACACAAAGTTCTTGGAATCGATTATGAAATAGATCCATACGGAAAATATGGTGCGGCTCGCATCACCGAGGTGCCTGAGATTCCAGCGGTGCGGCATACCGACAAGGACGGATATTTCCAAACACGGATCAGGTCAGAAGACTTGATATCTAGATTTAATCTTCCAGAGCTTCGTGGATTTCCATATGGACCGAATTTGACGCCGGAAGAACGCAAAAAGTTATTCGGCGATTATGGTTCTGGATTCGCCGATATGGCTACAGACTTAAAATCAACTGTGGTTTTTGACAATAAGCGTGGAGTGAAGAACAGTTCGGTTCAAAGACTCATTGACAACTACGCAAAAGAAGCAACTGCCTTAAAGATGCTGGAAAGTGAGCAGGATAGATTCAGGAAAGCAATCGAAGCTGAAATCGGCGGACCGATTCCGGACGGATCAATCAGGCCGGCCATTGACGTTACCCCGCACCCAGATCGAACGTCGATACTGCAGGAAGTAACCGAAAAGATCACATTGCCGGATGGATCTGTAAGGGTGCTTCCAAGAAGCAGAATAACTTCAGGATATGGACGCAAAGAACGCGGTGAACTTCTCGACGTAGAGATCGAGCTTCTTGATTCGAACGGAAACGTTATGGCATCACGCGGCCGTGACGGGCAATGGACCATTCAGCCCGGCAGAAAATTTCGCGGGAGAAGCCCGAGGCAATCCGAAATTGTTCAGCGAGCGCTTGATGACGACAGGATTCCAGAAAAGCCACAGACAAGCAGACAACGCAGAAGAGCCATGGCCAGTCGTGGGAAGAGACGAGCCGAGTCATTTAGGGATCGTCTAGCCAAGTGGCAGTCAAGAAGAGCGAGCAGGCTGTTAGGCGAGCCCGTAAAAGAAGAAGATCTGCCGGTATTTTTGCCGGCGGGTCAAAAGCGACCACGCAGAAGAATTATTCCAAGCAGGAGACGAACACCCCGGGGTGGAACACAACCACCCCCGGGTCCTCGTCCAGGACAGCCATCAACCACCCCTGCGCCGGGCGCGACCCCGTCGACACCAACGATTGATCCAAACGATCTCACTCTTTACCCAAAGGGCTTGCGCAACAGATTGCGTCGAGTTCAAATGTCACAAACAGGGAAAACAGGCAAGTTCTACGGCCAGTCAGGAAAAACCAAAGGTCCCTTTGCCCCAGATTATTCCACGCTTACCCAGGTACAAAAAGATGCCCTGACAACAGCGGCGACAGACGCGCTTGACGATATTGAGGCCAGGTGGAGAAGAAGAATGGGTGTTTCTCCGACGGACACAACTCCGCTGGATGAGGACGCCATTCTTGCGTTCATCGACAAGGTCGACCAGGGAGACGCAAATACTCCGGGTGATCCACGAAAAGCGGCAATTTACAGAACCCATTTGCACAACTTCCTTTCCTTGTCGGAAATGGAGCAAAACGGACAATTTGACAACATGGACGATGTGAAGCCGAATAAGCGGGTCGAGATTTTGGTTACGGCCGGTTTGCTTCCACCAGGTACTCAACCCTCGAAGACGGCAACAAAGAGACCCCCGAAACCGGGCACTCCTCCATCTGGCCCGACGCCTCCGTCTGGTCCGACGCCTCCACCTCCGTCTGGTCCAACTCCACCAACTCCTGGAGGTGGAACGCCAACGCCTTCACCAACGCCAAGCTCACCCACACCAACGCCAGCCCCAACGCCAGCCCCAACGCCCGCTCCGACTCCCACGCCCCCAACCCCAACCCCAACCCCAACCCCACCCCCAACCCCGACCCCTGCTCCTACACCGACTCCGCCGACGAACGTCACTCCGACTCCGACTCCGACTCCGACTCCGACTCCGCCAACACCGCCTACACCTCCACCAACAGCACCGAATCCTCCTCCCGTAAATCCAAACAATCAACCAACAACAATCCCAGCCACCCCGGCGGGTGCGCCAACCCCTCCCCCCACTCCCGTTGCTCCCAAAACCCCAACGGTTCCATCTGCAGCCTCACCGAGAGGTGTTGCGCCGAAAACCATCACACTTCCGGATCCAGCTGACGATCCCAACGCACCCGTTCCGCAGACGGCGACCATCGCTCAGGTGACGGTCGGAAATGCGAGAGAACGAATAGCTCTCTCAGCGAAAAACACACCCGTACCCGCCGGCCAAAAAGTCGTAACTAGCGTAAAAGATGTCGCGGTTGATCCGGCAAATATTCCCGCCTACGACCCGAACGATCCAAATCTGAAACCAGACGCAAATCACGTCCTCATTCACGAAATAACCGGATATGCAGTCGAGGATTATTCGCAGGCTGTTATCACACTGGATAACACTCTTCCAGAAGATGCGACAGTAAGCGCACGACCATATCCCCCAACAGCACAAACAAGTGATTATCCCTCACGAAACACCCCTGGGGGCCGCGTGCCGGTTATTCCTGGTGTTTCCACTAGTGCTCCGAAAAACTGGACAGAATCAGCAGACCAGAGACGCGGCGACCCAACCCTAGACGTCGGAGGAAAAGTGTATACCGCCTGGAGTCCGGCAGTACGTGCATGGGGCAGAGAATGGATTCTCGTAGAGAATAGAGATGCAAACGGCGACCTTGAGGCTCGACCAGTATTTCTATATGATCCGAACCCTCGATATGGCATGTCTGTTCCGGTGGGAACTCTCATGAGAGAAAGAACACTACTTGAACTGTTCGGACTCATTGAAGATCCGAATAATCGAGGTTGGAGCTTGCCGGTCAAGCAATATTACGATCTCAAAGATGCGCACGATCTGGACTATGACCCGAATTTGCATGATCCACAACGTCCGGGTAGGCCGCGACCAGTTGGCCAGACCGGCGGATGGCGCACGTTTTTTGCACCACGTTATTCGAGTTCGGGAAAAAATGACGTAAGAATGGACAGCGAAGATATGAGGAGAGCCTCCAGTCAAATTTCTGCGTCTGGAAGAAACAGATGGTGGAGAGGAGAACAAACAGAATCCCCGCAGGTATTCATTAAGGCTTTAAATGAGGCACTCCGCTTGGATTCGCCAGATGCATGGGAAAGGGTATACGACCTTGGCCGAGGGCGAATCGCCTATTGGAAAAATAGACGCGACACAGCACTTGCAAGTTGGAGGGCAAGCAAAAAGGGGTCTGGAGCCCAACCACAGGCAAGATCCCAAAATGCTATACAAGACTTGATTTTTTCTGGAGAACAAGTCGACATGACCCAGCAAGTTCTTGCGAAATTCATTACACCGGAAATGTTCGACCGATTCCGCGACAAGGAAAAGGCAAACAGAGCATCTGCCGCAAAGAGCAAAAACAAAAAACGTGCGATCAAGGAACTGATTCGTGCTGGCTTATATCGAAAATCATCAAAGCCATTGGCGAGCGGTATTGATTCAGAAATTGCTCCCGACGTTGATGCAAACGGAAATCTCAAACGAAAGCGCACCCCACAAGAACTTCTCGAAGCGGTCGTAGCCCATCAGGCCACAGGACAATTGGATACAACGGATGTAGGGGTTGCCGACCTAATCGAATTGGATGAGGGTGATATCGATTACCTGGTTCAGCTGTCGGACGCCTACGAAGGCCGCATGTTTATAAAGAGGGGGGCAGCTGTGCCGGACCCAGATCTGGGAAGGAGAGCACAGCGTGATACTTGGCTATATATCCACGCAACCGCATGGGAATATGGGGGGTACAACGACGGGCCGGTACATATCCACAGAGATGAAATCGCGGATCTTGTGGCGGCACGAGAAGCGGATGGAACGCTTGCCGTACTGCCAATTACTCGTGGACTTTCGGCTGACGACCAAGCATCACGAACAGCACAGGTGGAACAATTTGCCAAGGGCGAACGCTGGATCCCCGGATCGGGTGGTACGGCCTACGGCAACGGTGAAAACTTTGGCCACAACCCGTATGGTCTCTACTCGTATCACGACGGTGCGGGCGGATCTATTCTTGCTTTCGTGCCGGTGTCGGCAGAAGCTGTTTTGATGGACGACATGACCATAATCCAGGACCAGGTACATGAAACATTGTGGGCCCTGGATCACGCCGTCAGAAAACCGAACGAAGAAAGTCTCACCATCACTACGCCAACGATAAGGGGCAAACAAATTTTCCAGAACACCCACGGTGACAGGTACACGAATGCAGTAAAAGGCTCAATCGACCCAACAGACGCAGCGGCAGTTGACAATCAGCTCTCTCGAATTCTCCGAGTAGCACAACAGTCCGGCTACGGTAATAATCGCGCTGCTCGATATCAAATGCAGGTAGTGAAAGACAGAATCGCCGCCCAAGTCAAACGAATGGCCGATGCATGGGTTCAACTCGAAAGAAGTTATGACAGAACGCAACCAATGAGCGCTGCACAAAATGTTCGCATTCGGCAAGCACAAAGAGCGCTAATGCACGCAGATGCGACAACTCTGGCTTCGATTTTGGGTTATGACATAACGATAGCCGACGGTGCGAGTAGTTTTTCAAACGGCGAAGTTGCAACGCGACAATTTTTTTCAACTATTCGTATCGCTCAACAGGGAAGCAGGGCTGACGGTATCGGATCCATCAACCACATTAACGTTTTGAACAGATCCGCAATGATTGTTTCACAGGATGGATGGGTTGTCGATGACATCGTTGATGCCATCAACGATGTGGTTGACGCAAACGGCAATCCAATTTACAAACTAGAGATTCCCTGATATGAAAAACTCAAAAAACGAAAACAGTGAAATGGGCCTTGACGTCTCCGACATAATCAATGATCTCGACGGTCAAAAAATTATAGTTTTGAATCAGTTCCGCTTTCCTCCTTTTACTTTGCGAAACAACACGCCCAAAATGATAAAGATTTTCGATGAAATGATGAAAATTTACTCGAAATCCAGAAACCTGGCCGTCGGCGGAAAACTGAAATCTGCGAAACAAACTTTTGCGCCATTGGTAGGCAATTACCCAGAAATGTTCAAGGAAGCTAATCAGTGGATAAAAAAGTCGAACAATGATCCCATTCGCGCTGCGGAGATATATAGGGGTACATCCGAATACAAACCGGGCGATCTGGTTGCGCCACTGTATCAAGACGGGTGGGTGCCGTGAGAAAAAAGCGTCGTATCACCGGAAAAAATCAAAGAAACAAGAAGCGATGGGAAAAACTTCGTCAAAGAGGCATATATTCGATCGAAACGCTTCCCGACGGCGGTCTGGTCGGTAACAATGTTTCCAGGTAGCAACATGTATTATGGTTTTGCTTCCCCATCCGCCCTGTGTGTGGCGAGTTTCAAGAATCGGAAGATCTAATGGAAATCATCACCAACCCAGAGACCGATTACGTGGTCGAGGCAAAAAACGTCGGGGTATCCCGCCGTTTGCGTCCGACCGACCCTGACGTCTTCTCCAATCCAGACTCGGCCAGAGTCAGGGCGCGTCAGCTCGGCTGTATCGGTATCAGGAGATATGATTCACAGTCTGGTGGATATGTATGGATGCCGTGCACAAACGAGTCTGATTATCGCAGACAAATGGGCACCAGTCACTCCGGTCGTTTGCAGCGCAGAAGAGAAATTCAAACAGAAATCAGAAGATTTGTTCGCGGCAAAGCTCTTGAAGAGATCGACGAAAAGTCTGGCGCATACACAAAGCCAGAACTTAGAAACAGAATCAAAAACAGGATCATGGCCGGCTCCAAGGGCGGTCGTCCTGGTCAGTGGTCTGCGAGAAAAGCCCAACTCCTTGCACAGGCTTATCGCAAAGCTGGTGGGGGTTACAAGGGCGGCAAAGACAAAAGACAAAGAAGTCTTTCAAGATGGACTAGACAAGATTGGACTACGTCTGACGGAAAACCGGCCAATAGACCGGGTGGGATGCGCAGATATCTTCCACGTGCCGCATGGTCACGTCTTACTCCTGCCCAGGTGAGAGCAACGAATAGAAAGAAAATTCAAGGCTCAAGATCCGGATCACAGTTTGTAAGAAATACCGAGTCGGCGATGAACGCTGCAAGAAATGCGCGCAAACAACTCAACGAGTTGATGTTCAACCAAAAAGCACTTGGGGCAACAATTGGCCGTACAAGAAGAGGTCTTCGCGGCGTGACAGCAAGATTTGATCCCGACGCAAGAGACGCCGACAGCGACAAAATAATTCAAGAAGGAACAATTTACGAACGTCCAGATACACCCAATAAGCCCGAATTAACCATTCCGGCGGTACGTCGAATCGTGGTGCCGGAACAACAAACAGTCGCGCGCCGTATGCGGCGAATCGACGACGGAAGCGGTCTCATCGGAGCGATGGCCGACAACAAAAATCCGAAAAAGGGCGTAAAGACGAGAACGCAAAGATCCGATACGGTGCTATCCCGCCTGGGGAACCCAAACGCCGACCCACCGCCAGAGGGGAGCAGAATTGTCAGCGTTGGCCGTTGGGGTAAACGACCCGAGCTTCCCAATCAGGGTGTAGAGGATTTGGCTAATATTCTTATTGATCGTGGTCTGTATTTCAAAAGGAAGGGCAAAGGCGATCATTTCATCTATGCAATGGACTTTGTGGCACCGGACGGATCAAAATACCAACGCCAGGTAACTCTGTACGCAACCCTTGACATGGGGACGCTGCGCGACAAAGCCATCGACGCGGGAATGTTGCCCCTGAGTGCTGTGGGCCAGAAGCCTGGCGCCATCAAGCTAATACTTGCCAAACAAACAAAATACAATCTCAAAAAAGAACAAAAAGATGCAATTTTTCAAGCTTTTGACGAATTGGCACAAGTAGATGTCACAAACGCTGATGGCAAAGATCCGTTTCCCGGCTTTTTTGCCATCGAACGTCGAGCGCAAGAAATTGCGGCTGCACCAATTCCGCTGCAAGAAATAAGAAATTTCTTGGAGAATGACGACTCCGGACGAATAAAACGATCCATAGCCGCGTCAAAACGACGCGCTAAAGAAATCGGCGCACAACTACAAAAAGCTAAAGGCCGTCTGTCCCCAGAGGACCAAAGATGGTGGAATCTGTGGACGGACGTTCAAAAGTCTGAGACCGATCCAATTAATTCTCTTTCTCAGTTGCAACAAACCGAACTTTTGGCCGAGCTGGGTAGAATCCCATCCGACCCGAGCTATCTCACGTCAATACAATCAGACCTCGACCTCGTTGCTGAATTTGGACCGATCAACTTTTATGGTGTTGAGGTACCAAAAGCCAATCTAGATCCCAGGATCCTCGATCGCATAACTCTTGTGTCCAGAGCGAAAAACCCCGAGTTTTACGACTTTGCCGAATGGAGAAGGGCGCGAATAGCAAAAGGTGAATACCTGGACAACCTTGAAGAAGCCAAATCGAAACTCGGCGGTCTTTCCGGAGCGATGCGTGCCGACGGCAGTCGCCGTTTTTCTCGTCGCTATTACCGTGCCAGCGGCCTGACTGGAGCCATGAGCGGCGATGAACGCAAATCCGATTATGCAAGAAAACAAAGAATCTGGCAAGCCAACATTATTTCGCAGGTTCTTCTACGCAACCAGGCCGAAGCGATTCGTCGCCAAAACATGACACCAGAACAGCTGGCAAAAGAGCCTCCTCTTCCGTTCCCGAATTGGACGGAACAATTTGGGACGCTTGACGTTGCGACAATTAGTGGGGCACCAGGAGTCACCTCGTTCTCGCACAGAGTCGTTGACTTGCTCTACAAGAGACTTGAACGAGAGTGGGGACCAAACGAAACGCAAATCTTTGGAGAAATAAAATCTTTCAAGATTTGGGACGCACCAATGTCACGGCTCGACATCGAGAATCTTGGGGCCAACAAGAGAAAAATTGTTGCAGCTTTCATCGAAGAGACCGTAAAACTTGATCCGAATAGCCCGTTTGCACAATTTGATCCTGTCAACATGCCCGACTCGGATGTCGACATGTTGTGGCGTTCCTATGTGATTCCCGAACTGCTCAAACAGCCGGGAACATCCGTTATGCCAATGGACGATATTCCGTTCGAAATCGACCCGACAAAAGAAGAGTTGATCCGAAACTACACCGAATATCTTGAGTTGAAAAAACTTGGTCTGCAAACAGCCATGACGCAACAAGATTTTGATTCCGGCATGGCCGAGTTGCTCGACTCCACATCAAAGGATTTCGAAGATTTTGTCGGCCAAATAAACAAAGCCTATGATGAATACAAACAAACCGGAACGCTGCCCGGTCAGTTCACTGATGAATCGCTGATCAATCCGGATACGGGCAACATTTTCACAGAGGAAGAGTGGCGCAAATCTTTCGACCAAGCTGCCCAAGACATGATGGAGAAAACGTCGAGGTACAACGAAGCCGCACAGGAACTCGCAGTAGCCCAAGGTCTTTATGGATCTCTTTGGGAGATTGGGCTCAGGCTCAAATATCTGAAGCCAGAAGACATGGAGAACCTGAATGACGACGCCGCAGACGCGATTGACAATATGCAGGAAATTGATCCGCTTCCAGATCTCGACCCCAGAGACTTGACTTTTGACTCCGAGGCCACAACAAAACTTGCGCAAGATTCAACCTTTGGCTGGATGTGGAGAAGATTCGTCAGAAACGCAAGAGACTGGGCGTATCCGTTGGCAGAGAAGTATCACGGATACGACATTCAGCAACACCGCTACGTACGACCAGATTTTATTGACGGAGACCAGTATGAGGCCCCAAAGACAGAGCGAGTAGATCCTTCCAAACTGGATTGGGACAAACTTCTAGAATTGATCGAAGCAAGCAGTCACCTGGATGACATCGATCTTCCGGGTGTCAAATCAATTATTGCCAAATCGCGCGAAACGCGCGCAAAAAAACTCGCTGCCGACAAGAAAACCTACGTTGATTCCAAAACGGCTGCAGGTCAGGCCGAGCGAGACAAGATTTGGACGATGTTCGAAACAGATGGATTGACCGCACAGGAAATTGCAGCAAAGCTCGACATATCTGGTTCCGTGGTTGACAGAGTTCTCAAGAACGAGAGCAAATCACGCGGTCTTACTACGCAGCAATTTAACGCACTCGGCAGAAAGGCCGCATCTGCTGCAGACAGCCGAGAAGAGCAGTTCAGGGTAGACCTTGCCAACTCCGAGGTAGCGCGAATCAAAGAAATAACAAAAGGAACACCGGAGTCGTACCTTGATACGCTCCGAGAAGCACGCCAGTACTACAAGGATGTCTCAACAGAGGCAAATGCCAGTTACCGTTCAGCGCGTCGACGCTATGCCGAACTGGCCACACTGGCCAACATGTTGTTGATGGATCTTCCAGATGGAAGAAAGTGGGACCCCAACAAAGAGTCGGCGGCAAATTTTAAGAATAGATGGCTCAGGCGCGTAGCCGCTATCTATCCAACTCTCGTGACGATTGCTGGTCAGGTGGACGCAATGCAGTGGCACAGCGACGACAGAGTCAGCGCTTCAAGAAGAATACTTGACAGAGCCGGATTAATGATCCGTCGGATCGATGTCGAAATTGAGCGAGCAAAAGCCGTAACCGGAATCACCGACCTTGAAGATCTTCGCAAGAGACACAATATTCAGGCGATAAGCGTCGTCAAAGAACTGGCGCGAAAAGCAATTCGCGGCCAACACCCAAATATGACTGACGCAGAGATCGACAAGTTGTTTGAATCTACTGGCACCGAAGACGGCCTAACGGGCGCTATGGCAGGAGCGATTCGTGGAGCTTCTCGCGGCAAGAAAGCAAGAGAACTTTTCAAGTATTCGAGCAGAAACTCCGGAGATAGAAGAGGCTTCTTGAGCCGCCTTGCCGACACAATGCCAGACATGAGACACAACCAATTTGTTAAGAAGATGGCCGAATGGCTGGATGGCTTGGAGGATCAGTTCTCATCACCACGCGCAAGAACAAGAAGAATGACCGGCAATTTCCCCGCCTCTAGTCGCGCGCAACTGCGGGCTCGTCGAACACTAAATGAAATCCGCAGGGCGAATCAAGACGATTTCGGCCTTGCGAGGTCCGCCCGTGAACGCCAAATGATCCGTGGCTTGTCCAGAAGCGCGAAAAAATCCAAGATCAACGTCCGCAGATATTTTGACGGCCGCGATGATCAAGAAGACATCAAATGGTCAAGCAATGACTGGTCTTATGGAAAAGTAAAGCCGATTCGCGCAGCCGACATGGTCGTCTATAGGCGCAATCCGAACGAAAAAGATCCCTTGAAATCGATTGAGGTTTTGGTCATTGACCGCAAGAGCGGCCCGTTCACTGGGGCGAGAGCGCTTCCTGGTGGACTGAATGATGAAGGTGAAACCCTCGTGGAAACGGCAACGAGGGAGGTGAGAGAGGAAGTCGGCATATCGACAGACGGTATGCAGGTCCAAAATCTTGGAATCATCCAGTCACGCGATTGGGATCCGCGTTTTGTCGAGGGTGTAACAGTGCAGGGAATGTCCGTAAAAGTTCCCTATTCCACGGAAGCTGTTGCCGGCAGCGACGCAAAGAAAGCCCGGTTTGTTCCTCTTGCTGAGATCCTTGACGGAGATGGTCACATTGCTTTTGGTCACGCTGCATTCATGAAGGAGGCCCTGAAGAACGAGGATTTTAGGGTTGTGGAAAAACTCGAGATTCACGAGCGAGCAGGAAGAATTCGCAACAGAAGACTCATCGAAAAAATCAACATCAACAGACAAGCGGCTGGACAAAAGCTCTTCCCGGTCGCAAGCGATGATGAAGTTGACAAAGTATTTGATTTGATTCGACCCAGCAATCCTCGTTATAGCACTCTCAACGACCCGGCATCCGGTTTGACTGGAGCAATGTCTCAGCGCTACGACATCAGAGTCAATTCAGACGGAACATTCGACATTATCGACACTCAAAATAACAATGCGAGAATCGCCGGGCCGTTCAAATCGAGAAAACAAGCTCTCTACGGTGCGATAAGGAAAGACAGGGAGCCTGGTTTTGATCCACAAATACTTCTGGGCAGGAGAAAAAAGAAACCCGGCGCCAAAAAAGCCACACGCAAACGTCGAAAACCAGAACAACTGTCTCTAAATTTTGGCGACAATGAAACAGCTAGCAGACTGGATCAATCAAAAGATGGGTTAACTGGCGCGATTACAACGACGGAATTGCTCACCACACTTGGGATCCAGATGCCGGCCAGCACAATGCAGCAAAGTGATTTCAGTAGAGGGGTGTCAACGTTGTCCCATTATCAGGACAGACAGGTTGTTGATGCAATAACCGGAGACAAGCCGTACGTCAATTTACAAAGATTTAACTCGCTGTGGGTTCCGTATCGAGAAGGGGTCCAGGCGATTGTTCCGGATGCGGAGAGGCGGGCCCAACCCATCATTTACCTTATTGGCGGACCGAGTGGATCTTTGAAGTCAACCATCCGCGAATCTGGTCTTGCTGGCATACCTACACGCACCCAGGCAATCACGATCGACCCCGATGAAGTGAAATTGATAACGCCGGAGTACTTTGCTCTCACGGTACAGAAAAATAGAATTGCGGCCAACATTGTTCACGACGAAAGCAAAGCGGTGGCTATCAATTCACTTAAGTTAGCAACTCTCAGAAGCGAAGGCGAAATGAGGGTACTGAGACAAGGAAAAGACATCGTCTATGACAGCCTCGGCCAACTCCAAGACTCTGAAATCACAGACGCGATCGAGCAGCTCAGGGTGGCCGGATATAAAGTTATCGGTTACTATTTCTTTGCAGATGAGGACACCGCATCGAAGCGTATGCGTGAAAGAGCGAGAAGAACAGGCAGAAGAGTTCCCAATGGACTGTATGACCAAAGCATGAATGGAATTCAATCTCGCATAGGCAATTCCATAAGGAACCGCGATCTGTTTGACGAACTCGTTATGTTCGACACGAGCGATGCTTCCAATATTCAACGTGCCGTCGTATATATTAAAGATCCGGCACAGGCAACGGCGCTACTAAGCGCAAATCCCCCGCAAGGCAGGACGGTCAATAATGCGCGTAAGACTCGTGGCCAATTGACAATCGAGCCCATAACGAGACCAGACGGAACGGTCGGTGATTCATTCCTGATCCAGGCATTGAATATCGACAGATTGACGAATCACTAAGAAAGGTCAGATCATGGTTGACAAAAAACCCCAAAAACTCTCTGATTTTCGCAAAAATCCGAGTCTTGGCGAAGTTGAGCGTATGGCGATTGCTGCTTCACGAAAGATGAAATTTGAAGAGGCGGGCGTCAAAGACACCCCCCAGAACAGAAAAGACTGGGCGGCGCTTGTCAAGGATTTCGATGAAATGGAGAGGGATGGGATTACTGCGGAGATTCCGTTCACCTGATAGGCCTTCCGCCATAAACCAACAAATGTTTGTTACTCTAAGTGAAGACATATTTGCTGGGTGCTCACCTGAGTGGTTGTCTCACCAAAAAATCCAAGCAATTTCAAAGATCCAGGAGGATCATTTCCAATGTCAGATAAGTCAAGAGTGAGGGAGCTGCAGACAGCCCTCCGCACAAAAATGGCTGACAACAAGGCGATTGCCGACTCCTTTAAAGTCGAAGACGGCACCGTCATCGTTTCAGCAGATCAGAAGGCCGCGTTCGATCGCAACATGAGCGACATCCGCGAGATCAAGTCCCTCATTGAGGGTCTCGAGCAGATGGACGATGTTTCGTCGTGGTCGTCAGAGCCGCAGACAGAGTCTGTTGCCGCACAGGTCGCCGTTTCACCGGCCGAGTCGCGTGGCTACAACACCAGGTCGATCGGTCAGGCGTTCCTTGAATCACCAGAGTTCAAGGCGCTCGGCGCCGGTAAGAATGGTGCGAACATGGTTTCGCCATTCACGTACAACGTGAAGGATGTCTTCTCGGCTATGCCGACCGGTCCTGCTTCTCCGATTGTCTCGGTTGAGCAGTTCGGCACGTTCCAGCGTGATCCGATGGTTGCTTCTCCGACCCGCACACGTCGCGTTCGTGACCTTTTCCCGGCACGCACAACGACAGCAGCGGTCATCGAGTACTTCCGTCAGATCGGTTACACGTCGCCGGCGGCACTCAACCCTCCAACGAACAACGCCGCCATGGTCGCAGATCGTTCGGGTGCTGCGTTTGGTGCAAAGCCGCAGTCAGGCCTGAAGTTCACAGGTCACCAGGCACCGGTTCGCACGATGGCCCACTGGGAAGCCGCTCACCGCAACGTCCTTGCGGACGAGCCACAGCTTCGCAGCATCATCGACAACGAACTGATGTACGGTCTCCGTCTCCTCGAGGACGATCAGCTCCTCAACGGTGACGGAAGCGGCGAGAACCTCGAGGGCATCCTTGAGGTCTCCGGCATCCAGACCTACGACTGGTCGTCTGGCGCATCGACTCCAGTTCCGGACACGAAGGCTGACGCGATTCGTCGCGCCGCAACGCTTTCGTTCCTCGCGTACTACGAGCCAACGGGCGTCATCATGCACCCGACAGACTGGGAGCAGATCGAGCTGTCGAAGGACCTCAACGGCCAGTATCTGGTCGCTGTGTCGGTCGCACTCGGCGGAACCCCACGCCTGTGGAGAATCCCGGTCATCGACACTCCGGCCATGGATCAGGGCACTGCCCTTGTCGGTGCGTTCGGTACAGCGGCTCAGATCTACGACCGCGACTCGGCCAGCATCCGCATCTCGGAGCAGCACGCAGACTTCTTCGTGCGCAACGCGATCGTGATTCTCGCAGAGCAGCGTCTCGCTCTCGCCGTCAAGCGTCCGGAAGCGTTCGTCAAGGTCACGTTCGACGAAGCGCCCAGCGCCTCATAACAGCTGAAACGCTGTAAGTCGCAGCCCCCGCCGGAGCCCCCAAAGGGTGAAGGCGGGGGTTTCGGCTTTCTAGGCCATGAAATTCAGTACGTTTAGCGAGGTAATCTATACACATGCCAAAACGAATTGTTTTCGATCCAAACGCCAAGGATGGCGACGGAGATTTCAAGGTTCAAGACGGCACCCCGTTCGAGCGACCCAACAAACCGTCAATACCAAAAGTCGTACCGAACTTATCGGCCAACAGGAGCAAACGATGGGGGAAAAGTAAACCATCTTTAGCAAGTAGCTATAAAAGAACAGTACCGCTCAGGCCAACCAACGTATCCCCGGGGGAAGTCTCGACGGGCGGGTTATTCAAAATGTCCGAGATCTTCAAACAGGATCTTCTGCGTGGTTTGACACCTGCCGAACAACAAAGTTTTCTCGGTGTTGACAGAAGAACGTTCGCCAAAATGAAAAAAAATGACGCGTCGCTGACTTCTTTTGCGGCCGACAATTTGGCACTGAATGCCTTTGGATATCACCCAATAGAAATTTGGGGCGAAGTCTGGATGACCGAACAGATCCTTTATCCGAAAAAAAGTCAGATTCCCCCAACACCAATAACCGACATTGAGGAAAGTTATTTGAAATTGAGAGCCGAAGGAAAAAGTGGACCCGAAATCGCAAAAAAGCTTGGTGTTACCAGACAAAGAGTGGCTCAACTCAAAGCATCTTCATTGAAAAAAAGAGACCAGCAATCACTTCTTGAAGACGATGAACTGGAAAAAAGAGATCGTATATCGGCCGCAGCAGATGCTGCTTTTTTGGACACTGGAGTTAGTCCAACGGGTCTGATTGGGAGGATGGCCGGGGATCCACCGGATGATCACCCCATGTGGGAAACACCCCAAGATAGGGAAGACCGCGAACAGGCTTTTGCGGATTTTATATTTGAAAAATATATTCAGCCGTGGGAAGCAGATTTCTGGGAACGGAATGGTCGTAACGCGACCGAAGACGATCTATACGAACTCTTGAATTCAGTTGACGAAGAAGAGATACGGGAAAGTTTTGAGGCGGAGACAGGAATCAGCTCCTGGGGACTCGAGTACGACGAAGTCGGTGATGTGCGTGTTGCCGATTGGGCCGAAGCGGGATTTATGACGCAGGAGGAATACGACCTGTGGTATGACAATCCTATCGTGCAGGACAATTTCGTCAGTGATAAAAATTGGAGAGACAGCGCAGCCTACAAGACCTATGGCGGAACCGAAGATTTGATGAATCGCAACA